CGGCGGGGGAGCGATCCCCCTTGACCAGTGGCAACGCCTCACCGACGCCGACAGCAACATCGTCGGCCCTCTGTCGATCGCGTTGGACGTATCGCCAGATCGCGAGTGGGCATCGTTCGCCGCCGCTGGCAAGCGTGCCGACGACGTCGACCACGTCGAGATCATTGACCGCCGCCCCGGCACTGGCTGGGTGGTCGATCGTGCCGCCGAACTGGCGTCAAAGTGGTCGACGTCGATTACCCTTGACCCGTCCTCACCGGCGGGTGGCTTACTCGGTGACCTGCAATCCGCAGGCGTCAGCGTCGCCGAGGTATCGCAGCGCAGCCACGCCCAAGCCTGCGGCGCCCTGGTCGACGCCGTGCGCAACGAGTCGCTGCGCCACCTCGGCCAGCCCTCGCTGTTGGCGGCGCTCACAGGGGCACAGAAGCGCACCACGGGCGACGTGTGGATGTGGTCCCGCACCGGCTCACACGTCGACATCACCCCGCTCGTCGCCGCCACCTTGGCACTGTGGGCCAGCCGCACCGCCGCACCCCCAAAGCTGACGCATTCGGCGTCGGCGTTCGTGTCGCTCGACGACTACTAGCCCGAGGAGGTCGCGCATGTTCACTGCCATGCAACTCGTCGGCCTGGTCATGGTCGTCGTCGGTGCCTTCATCGGCGCTGGCCTGCCCGGTGCCCTCGTCGGCGCTGGAATCCTGCTCACCTACTTCGGTCTGGCGGGTGAGCGCTGATGTTGTCGTCGATCTTCCGTCGCCCCGAGCAGCGCGCCCAGGCGACCACCTGGGGACTCTGGCCCGGCGAGATGACCCAGGTCGTCGGCGGCGTGTCGGTCACCGAGCAGACGTCGATGCAGTTGCTCACCGTCTACGGGTCGGTGCGCCTCATCTCCGATTCCATCGCCACGCTGCCGCTCGACGTGTATCGCCGCACCGGCGACGACGCCAAGATCGAGGTCGCCAAGCCGAAGTGGTTGCAGCAGCCGACGACGAACCTCGACTTCACCGCATGGGTGTCGCAGGTGTTGTCGTCGCTGCTGCTGCACGGCAACGCCTACGTCGTCGTCCTGCGCAATGAGGTCGGCGCCATTGTCGAGCTGATCCCGCTCGACCCGTCAAAGGTGCGGGTGACCCGTGATCGTGGCCGCCTGGCCTACATGGTGAACGGCCAGCGTGTCGATGCCGAGATGCTCCATCTCAAGGGGCTGATGCTGCCGGGTTCCGACGTCGGCCTGTCGCCGGTGGAGTACGCCCGCCAGTCGATCGGGCTCGGCCTGGCCGCCGTCAAGTTCGGCACCGGCTACTTCGAGGGCGAGGGCAACATGCCCGGCGTCATCGAGATGCCTGGCAGTGCGCAGTCCGAGACGCTCAAGGCCATCGCCGACCAGTGGCGCCGTCGTCGCCGTGAGGGCGGTCGCGGCCTGCCCGGCGTGCTGCAAGAGGGCGCCGTGTGGAAGCCGACCGGCGTCACGAACGAGCAGGCGCAGTTCCTCGCCACGCGCAAGTTCACGTCGGCCGAGATCGCCGGGCAGATGTTCATGATCGACCCGACCGAGCTCGGCATCGGCATCGAGGGTTCGTCGCTGACCTACGCCAACCTTGAGCAGCGCAACACCCGCTTCGTCCGGGTGACGCTGTTGCCGTGGATTGTGCGTCTGGAGAAGGCGCTGTCGGACCTGCTGGCGCAGCCCCGGTACGTCAAGTTCAACCTCGGCGCCTTGCTCCGTGGTGACCTGCAGACCCGTTATGCCGCCTACGCCGTCGGCATCGGCGCCGGGTTCCTCGAGCCGAACGAGGCGCGCGACTGGGAAGACCTGCCGCCGATGGACGACACGCCCGACGCCCCCGAGGTGGCCCCGATGGAGGAGAACGCTGCGCTGATGATGGCCGAGATGCGAGCAGCGATGGCCGAGCAGTCGACCCGCACGTCCGACACGCACATCCACCTGCCGGATTCGCTGCAGGTGGAGATGCGTCAGGAGCCGATCATCATCCCGGCCCCGATCGTCAACATCCCACCGGCGCAGGTCACGGTCAACGTCGAGCCGACACCGGTCACGGTGAACGTCCCGCCGGCTGAGGTGACGGTCAACGTCCCAACGCAGACCCCGCCGATCGTCTACGTGCAGCCGCAGGATTCCGGCGACGAGTCCATCACGTTCACGCGTGACCCGTCGGGCCGCATCGTCGGCGCCAAGAAGGTGACGAACTGATGGCCGACAACGTCGGGTACACCCCAGGAACCGGGGCAACCGTCGCTGCCGACGAGATCGGCGGCGTGCTGCACCAGCGCGTCAAGCTCGGCATCGGCGACGACGGCACCGCCGTCGATGTGTCCGAGTCGAACCCGATGCCGGTCACGCTCACGCAGGGCGAGGTCGTCGAGGCGCTCGAGGCGATGCGCATGGCAGTGCAGGCGCTCAGCCGTTCCATTGGCCAGTCGATGCCTGATGTGGCCGGTCGTCTACGTGTCGTGGTGGACGCCATCACTGGCTCTCTGACGTTGGCGACGATCACCACGGTCGGCACCGTCACGACGGTCGGCACGCTGACGAACCAGACGCAGGTCGGTGGTAACCCGGCATTCGAGCAGATTCCGGCACTGATGCGCCTCGGCGCTGACAGCCTCCGCAGAAACGTGAGCGTGATCTGATGGCAACGACCAACGGTAACCGCAAGATCCTCGACCTGAAGCGGTGGGAGTTCTGCACCCCTGCCCCCACGGCGACCGTGGCGGGCTCGTTCATCGCCTCGTCGCGCCACTACCGCCAGCAGCAGTTGTACGTGGTCAGCGCGACGGTGCAGTACCTCTACTCGGCGCAAGAAGACGCATGGGTGCAGATCCCGTCCGGCGCTCTCGCTGGCACGTTCGCTGTCGGTGCGTGCGGCACGGCCACGTCGGTCGGCCCGAGCGGCACGGCGACCGCTGGCACGACTTCGACGATCACGACGAACCTCACCCTGGCCCGTGACCTGCGTGGGTACTCGATCCACATCACCGGCGGCCCGAACGCTGGCGCGACGCTGGCGATCTCGTCGAACACGGTCGGCGCCACCTCGGTCATCACCGTCCCGGTACAGGCGTCGGCGTTCACAGCGTCGACCACGTTCCGCCTCCTCACGCCCCGCTGGTACGTCCTGAACGCCATCACGGCGTCGGGCACCACCACGGCCAACGTGTTCAAGTTCTACGACTTCGCCCTCAACACCTGGGGCGCAGCCGAGACGGGCGCCACCGACGGCATCGCCCCGGCGGCAGTGATCGGCACCGACTCCAAGTTGATCGCGACACCGTCGTGGCAGGGCGAGGGCTATGCAGCGTTCGCCACCGGCACCGCCACGGCGGGCGGTGCATCGACGCTGACGAACTCGGCGAAGACCTGGACCGTGAACCAGTGGACGAACTACCAGGTCCGCATCGTCAGCGGCACCGGCGCCGGGCAGATCCGCACCATCGCCTCCAACACCGCGACGGTGCTCACCACCTCGGCGGCATGGACGACGAACCCCGACGCCACCTCGGTCTACTCCATCGAGGGCAACGACGACTTCATCTACTACATGGGCTCGGCGGCGGTCACGTTGTACCGCTACTCCATCTCGGCAGGCACCTGGACAACGCTGTCGCCAACCGCTGCCCGTGCCGGTGCCCCGGCAGTCGGCATGTCAGGGCACTGGGTCTGGGAAGCCACCGACGCAGCGTGGGCGAACGAGTCGGCCATCCTGAACGGCCGGTACATCTACAGCTTCCGAGGCGGCGCTGGCGCCGTGCTCGACCGCTACGACATCGCTGCGAACACCTGGGCGAGCGCTCTGACGTACGCCCCGGCGACCGAGGTGTTCGGCGCTGGATCGAAGTACGTGTATCGCAACAACGCCATCTACGTCCAGAAGGACGCGACCGGCCGATGGTTCCGGTACAACGTCGTGACCAGCGAGCAGGACGGCTGGTCGACGATGACGTACACCCAGGGCGCAGCCATCGCTGGCGACACGAGCTTCGACGTCCACTACGCCGACGGCGCCACCAAGATCGACTACGTCTACATGGTGCTCAACACCAGCACTGTGATGCTGCGGGCGATGGTCATCTGATGACCGTCGACGACCTGATCCGTCAGGCCCGCACGTGGGTCGCTCGTCAGACGGTGCTGCGTGCCGAAGCGGCGCGCCTCGGCGACTCGGCAGCCATCGCCGCCGCCGACGCCGAGATCGCCACCACCGAGGACATCATCGCCACGCTCGAGGCGCTGTAGTCGAGAGGAGCGGCCGTGCTGCTCACGCTGCTGCAGTCACAGGGATCGACACCGCCCGAGCCGCCGCAGGACGATCCCGGCAGCGGCAGCAGGACGTTCGTCGGCCTGCCGGTCAAACCCCTCCGTCGCACCGTCGACGAAGAACTTGAGGCGATCCTCGCCTCGCTCCTACTGCTCACCTGAGGAGGTGCTCACATGATGATCGACGAACGCGGCACTGGCCGCCAGATCCGCCACTACGACCTGACCGACTTCGAGTTCCGCGAGGGCGGCGACAACGGCTACACCTTCGAGGGCGTGGCATCGGTCGTCGATGCGCCCTACACGGTGCACGACATGTTCGGCACGTTCACCGAGACGATCGCCGCCGGCGCCTTCACCAAGACGCTGCGCGACTCCAAGGCCGACGTGGCGCTGTTCATCAACCACGATCACAAGGGCATCCCGCTCGCCACCCGTTCGGCTGGCACGCTGCGCCTGGTGGCCGACCCGGACCTGCGTGTCTCGGCCGAGCTCGACCCGGCCCGCAGCGACGTGCAGAACCTGCGCAGCGCCGTGACCCGTGGCGAGATGCGCCAGATGTCGATCGGCTTCACCGTGCCCAAGGCGCGAGACAAGTGGAACGACGACATGACCGAGCGCACGATCAAGGAACTGCAGTTGTTCGAGGCGTCGGTGGTGTGGCGGGGCGCCAACCCGTACACATCGTCGTCGATGCGTTCGTTCGACGAGATGCTGGCATCGCTCACCGATGCTGAGATGACCGACGACGAGGTGCGTCGCGCACTGGCCTTCTTCGAGGCCCGCCTGCCGCAGCCACCCGTCGACACCTTCGCCGACCGTGACCGGATGGACCGGGAACGGCTCGAGCGCAAGCGTCTGTTGCGCCCTGCGCTGACCTGACGCTGCACCTGCGACCCGCTCCCCACGCCGCACGCCGCCGCAAGGCACCTGCACCTGACGAGACCCGTCGCGACACCCAACCCCCTGTTGGACGGCCCACCCCGGGCACGTCGCACACTCTCCCGAAAGGACACCACCACGATGGACATTCGTGCACACGTCGAGAAGCTGAACGAGAAGCGCCTGCGGGCGTGGGACGCTCAGAAGGCTGAACTCGACAACACCGCAGGCCGTGAGCGCACGGCCGAAGAGCAGGCCCGCATCGAGCGGATGGACGCCGAGATCGACGAGCTCGACGCCGAGATCCGTGAGTACGTGATGCGCGAGCGTCGCGAGAGCGAGGCCGCCCAGTTGCGCGAGGCTCAGGCCCGCGTGTTCAGCAGCGACCCCGGCGTCGCCACCCCGCAGCAGGCCGTGAACGAGCGGCGCT